TTCCATAATACTTTACTTGTGCAACATGTTCAAAGGTATCATTCACCAGGTCAACACCCTGATCTCGTAGAGGAAACCCAGCATATCGTTTATGATTATCAGGAATATCCTGATAAACATAAAAGGGTGTTTGATACTCTTTCGTAAGATGGATAGCAGAGTAATACTCAAATACAGTCGGTAGATGCTGGATCGTTTTCATGCGTTGCTCAAGAAAGCGAAGATGGGACAACATGATTTACGGGAAACATAAAAAGTAGGGAGGATCAATTTTATATTCCTAATTACTAGAACATGAGCTCTTCATCCTTACAGAATCAACTTGCGCGATATATGCCACCGCCGCGTAGACCTCCTGCACCTGTTACACTTCCTGCACTTCATCATTTAACAAATAATCCAGTACAATATAGACCAGCTGTTAACCCATATCCCCAATATGGCAAAGTTAGTCGTAAGTATTATAATAACGAACATATGGGCACAACGGCCAAGGGTGGAAAACGACGTACTACACGTTCTAAACGACGTAAACATCGTAATCGTACACGACGCATGCGCCGCAATTAAAGTTTCTCAAACATGGAAAACATTTTGAGACCTTCGTGAAATAATTTCACATCGGCTAGAATTTTACGCGCTAACATTTTGGTATCCTTATTTCGATACGAGGATAAGATCCACACTCCTGAATTATACGTTTTCCAGTTTCGATACTGTTTATAATCCGATCCAATCGTCATATAAATGTTATAAAGCTCTTTCTTATACGCTTTGTGGGTCTCTTCTGCAGGTGTCTCAATGGGTACGAAGGAATCCTCAAAGACAAGGCTCATCCATTTCAACATGCGATCCATCTGCAATAAGTCGAGTTCACGCTCATCATCGATCTCGGATCGAACCAGGGTGGGGGTTGGCACATTTCGCCCGGAAAAATACGTCATATACATACTGCTTACACTAGCCGCCATCATGGGTACCATATTATTTGCCACAAGGTGGTATAAGAATTGTGAAGTGACACCACTCATTTCTTCTAGGGCGGGAATTTATTTAGAAGCCCATGTTGTGTGCTTTTTACTTTCCATATGACGTTTCTTTTGGTAAAACTGATAGGTTCCACCACAATCACATGTATGAATTTCACGATCCCTGGCAATTCTTTCTTCGGTTTTTTGTTTACGTTCTTCTTTTCTTTCTTCCCCATATAGTTCTGCATTCTCTTTGTACTTTTTACGCTGCCATGCCAATTTTTGTTCTTTGATCTTTTCTTTATTCTTTTCTTTGTATGCCTTCATGTACGCCAGGTGTGCTTCTTTGTTTTTTTCATATTGTTTTTTTCGTGTTTCTTTGACTTTTTCTGAATGTGTCTTTGCATACTCCCTCTGTTTTTCGGCTAGTTCTGCACGATGAGCCTCTCGATACGTTTGTTCTTTTTCTAGAATCTCTTCATGGTGTCTTTTACGATATTCTTTGGTTCGCTCAGTGGCTTCTTCACGATGTGATTCTGTATATTCTTTGATTTGTTCTTTTCGTTCATCGACTGTGAGATGAGCACGTTTTAGATTAAGACAGAATGGATCTTCTTTGTGTTTCGTGATGTACTCATCTTCTCGTTTGCTCAGTTCTTTTTTAGCTTGACAAGGGTAGTCTTCAAGAAGTTCAATGGAGGCATGTTCCCATCCAAGTTGATTCATGTGATTGTAGAATTGGGTTTTGTCTCGTTTTGCTGTTTGTTTATGATGATTAAATCGATAGATTAGTTTTTGAGTAGTTGATCCAATATAATAGTATCCATCGGTACATTGAATTCGATAGATTTTACCATTTTTATAGATGTTGATCTCATGAAAGTTTAGACAAAGTGGATCCTCTTTTGCTTTTTTTGCGAGTGTATATTCTCGTGCAGATAGTTCCTTCTTGTTTTGACAGGGATAGTCTTCGAGTAGTTCAATGGTCACATGTTCCCAGCCAATCTCATTGATGTACTCATAGACTTTGTTGACGCCCTGTTTGGATAGTGTTTTATGATTTTTAAAACGATCCATGAGGGATTGTATTGTTGATCCAATATAATAGTGTCCATCCTCGCATACAAGGCGATAAATCTTTCCTTCTTCGTATTTATTCTCCATAATCTATAGTATACCGTATACTTTAAGTTGGGGTTTTTTCTATATGTTTTTTCAAATTTTATAAATTAATGTAAATTTTATCGTAATTTACATTAATGTATACGGCTACTTACCTAAATTCACGGTCACACAGTTCTCACATACTGCCACTTCATCTCTTTGCATATCTTCTCCCACGTCTTATCCTGCAAATACAACTTATCGCGATTCTTGAGTAAAGGAAAGCACGCCAAATACTCATCCATCTCCAATAACTCGCAGAATTTATATAGCACATAGCCATATGACAAAAAGTTGCGACGACCTTTGGGGCAGTGCTTCTTAAAGGATGGCTGGATCTCGCGAAACATATGACGCAGCTTCTCTTCATCTTCACGGGACATGAAGGGCGCATTTTGGCCATTGAGGCGATTAATAATATGCGGAATGTGCTCATAGTATTTCGAGCATTTCATCTTTCGCAAAATCTCGCGCAACTTCGTCGGTTTCAACGAACTCATGTTGGTAATTCGCTCCTTCTTCAACTGCACCAGGATATCGTCATAGACCTCCGCGGGAATTTCCGTGCTCTCCTTTGCTTGAAACTGGGCAAGCCACTCATTAAAGTGGTTAATCTTCTTGTATGCGTAATAACATACTTCGCGCGGGGGATCCTTGTAGCTCGGCTTGTCGCTATCGACCAAAATAAACTCTTGGTGTCCGCATTTGGAACAGGTGAGGTTGGCCTCGTTCAAACACATAATCATCTCATTGCCACAGCGCTCACATAATGTCCATGGATCGTCGTATTCTTCAACGGTACTTCGCCCCATGGCAGGGTCTTCCAGTTGCAAGTAGTCATTTAAGAGCTGATTTCGTTGAAATCCCTTTTTCTCTGGAACATGATCCGTTGTAACCACTGCATTTCGTGTACCCTCTTCCTGTGCCACTTCTTCAAGGATAGCAAGAATCGAGCCGGGTTTTGCCTTATTAGAAGTATAGGTTGCCGTTCCTTGTTGGATTTGATCTTGGATATCATAGTAATTATAAAGAATGTCACCGGTTCGAAGATAATAGTTCATCACATCGGATCCATCTTCGATGGACTTAATCTTCTTCTCTAAGGCTTCCACTTCTTGCTCCCATCGCCAGATATCAATATCGGACGTACTTTCCTTTATCTTTACCATTAAGGCACTCAGTTCATCCTTATATGATTGGATGTTCTCTTTCTCCTCCATCATATTTTGAATCTTCTGGTTGTGAATGGCATCGAGCGTGGTACGGGCTTCCGGATTACTTCGTTTTGTACTTTTCACTTTAAAAAACGCACTGTCGCTCATCTGCCCTAATGTACTTATACGGTATGGGTGAGTTGTTTTTAAACCCCTCGATCCTTCGATTTTCAAAAATTTGTGTTTTCTCGAAATTTTTTTGTTACACCAGGATATAGAAAATGACTGGTGGTGGTTTGATGCAACTCGTCGCCTATGGCGCCCAAGACGTTTACCTGACTGGTAACCCTCAAATTACATTCTTTAAGGTTGTGTACCGTCGTCACACCAACTTTGCTATGGAGTCCATCGAGAACCCGTTTAACGGCGCCCCGAACTTCGGCAAGAAGGTTACCTGCACGATTCAGCGCAACGGTGATTTGATTCACCGCATGTACCTCCAGGCCACCCTTCCCCAGGTTGCCCTGCAGTCGTCCGATGGTTCGGGCGCTCAGTTCCGCTGGTTGAACTGGATCGGTCACAACATCATCGACTACGTCGAGATTGAGATCGGTGGTCAGCGCATCGACAAGCAGTACGGTGACTGGCTCCACATCTGGAACGAGCTCACCCAGGAGGCCGGCAAGCAGGCTGGTTATGCCAAGATGGTCGGCAACGTCCCAGAGCTCACCAACCTTCTCTATCAGGGCGGTTCGGGCTGCGACAACGATTGCTATGGCGGTGAGCCCCTCACCTCCGAGGTCATCACCTCGTGCGCCCCGATGTACACCCTGTACATCCCGCTCCAGTTCTGGTTCTGCCGCAACCCGGGTCTGGCTCTGCCCCTCATCGCCCTCCAGTACCACGAGGTGCGCATCAACCTCGAGTTCAACTCGCTCAACAACCTCTGCTGGGATTACTCGAACTCGTCGGATGCCCACGCCATCCGCAACCGTGTTGGCCAGTGCGGTCTCGCCGCCGCTTCTCTGTACGTCGACTACATCTACCTCGACACAGATGAGCGCCGCAAGTTCGCCCAGGTCTCTCACGAGTACCTCATCGATGTCCTCCAGTTCACTGGCGGCGAGTCGATCACCTCGTCGGCTAACAAGCTCAAGCTCAACTTCAACCACCCATGCAAGGAGCTCGTCTGGGTCGTCCAGCGCGACTCGTACGTCTCGTGCGATGATGCGATCATCAACCCATGGAAGGGTCAGCAGCCGTTCAACTACTCGGACTGGTGGGACCGCTCCGTGCTCGAGTCGGGTTACTCCGTTACTCGCGTCGAGGGCATGGCCGGCAAGAACCCGACCATCACCGCTCTCCTCCAGCTCAACGGCCACGACCGCTTCCAGGTTCGCGACGGCAACTACTTCAACTGGGTTCAGCCATACCAGCACCACACCAACATCCCAGCTGTTGGCATCAACGTGTACTCGTTTGCTCTCCAGCCAGAGCAGCACCAGCCATCGGGCACCTGCAACTTGTCGCGTATCGATAACACGACTCTGCTGCTGACTGTCTCGAACAACGCCGTCGGCACCAACCTGTCGTCGACTGTTCGCGTGTACGCCACCAACTACAACGTTCTTCGTATTATGTCGGGCATTAACTTCGTACTAAACGCTTGCGCTGCGT